GTGGAACCGTGAGCCTTTTAGATGATTTTGCCCGCGAGTGCGTGCTGATGGAAAAAACGCGGGTGCCGGATGGTGCAGGCGGATACGAGGTCACATGGGCGGAGGGCGCGGCATTCCTGAACTATCAAGCGCTTGACACCTCAATGGAAGCACGCAGAGCGGAAAAAGAGGGCGTTACTTCGGTATACTCCGCGCTGGTCAATAAGGACGTCCCTATCGAGTACAACGACTATTTCCGCGACAAAGTCACAGGAAATACTTACCGCGTGACTTCCAACCCGGAAGAGCGGGAAGCGCCAAGGTCGGCAAGCGCAGCTATTCGCGCTCTGAAATTTTTTACTGTTGAGCGGAAGGAGCTGCCGAAATGACAAAGGATAAGGCGCTCCATGCGTGGTTTTCCCAATTTCTTACTGCTTATCCGACCTCGAACGTGCCGGAAGACGCAGTTTTCCCATGGCTGACCTATGAGCTGATCACCGGCTCGTGGGAAAGCGGTGAAATCGGGCTGACGGTCAACCTTTGGTATTACACAGAGGGAGAAGCAGTCCCAAATGCAAAGGCGCAGGAGATCAGTGACGCCATTGGTATGGGCGGCGTAATGGTTTCCTATGACGGCGGTGCCATGTGGCTGAAACGGGGATCTCCATGGTGCCAGAACATTGTGGATGATTCCGATTCCAATATTAAGCGGCGATATCTCAACATTACGGTTGAATATCTGTCGCAGGACTGAAAGGACTGAAATTATGAAATTTACGAAAATTCCTTCCGATACATTCCAGAAGCTCCAGATCAACGCGGGCATCCTGACTACCGATTTTACGCCCGCAACCGGGACCGTGGGCGAATCCGGCCAGATCGGCGCGACTTCCGGCGGTATCAACTTCACTGCAACACCCACGTTTTCCGACTTCGGAGATGATATTGACAACTGCCCCAAGAATATGAAAGAGCTGAAAAATCTGGATTCCTGGGAAGTAAAGATGAGCGGCACCTTTGTTAATGCGGATACCGCTATTGCAAAGAAGCTCATCGGTGCGGCGGATATCGGCTCCACCGACACAACGAAAGTAACGCCCCGCAACGATCTTGAAGATTCTGATTTTGGAGACATCTGGCTGGTTGGCGACTATTCTGACAAAAACGGTGCGGAAAACGGTGGTTATATCGCAATTAAGCTGCTGAACGCTCTGAGCACTGGCGGTTTCAAGCTGCAGACCAGAGACAAAGCAAAAGGCCAGTTTGCCTTTGAGTTTACCGGCCACTATTCCATGAGCGCACAGGATACAGTGCCGTTTGAGCTTTATATCAAAGCTGGCACCGCTGAATTGTAAGGAGGGCACATGAAACTTTCAGACGTAAAAGGAGAGCGCGTTTTTGACGTGATCGCGGATATTATTGATCCGATTGCCAGTATTGCGTCAGACGAGACGGCATCGGCCATGTTCCGCCGGGAAAAGTGCCCGGAAGGTATGACAGCCGCGCAGTTTGCGGCGGAGCGTGTTCGAAAATCCGCACCGGTGCTCCTGAAAACGCATAAGCACGATATTGTCACGATCCTGTCGGCAATCGAGGGCACGGATCCGAAAGAATATGCGGACAGCCTGAATTTGTTCAAGCTGCTGCATGATGCGGCAGAGCTTTTGACGGATAGCGCGTTTCTTGAGCTTTTTACCTCTGCGCAGAGCAAGAAAACAGGGACGCCCTCTGGCTCTGCGCAGGCCAATACCAAGGGCCGAAAAGAATAAAGCCCTTTATCCGGTATTGCCTTGCTTATTGCCGACATGAAAACGTGAGGAAGGCATACCGGCTGTATGTAAGCGAAGCTTTGCGGCTGATCAGCAAAAATACTGCCGGATTTCGCGGCGGTACGTTCCTTGATGTACGCTATGCGGATATTTTGAACCAGAAAAAGCAGGGCAGCCGGTCCTGTGAAGAAATCACGTCAGACATTGTGCAAAGGTGCGGATTGGTGGTGAAACATGAATCTTCTTGACCTGTTTGTGAAAATCAGCGTAGACGATCAGGCCAGCGACAAGGTTGAAAATCTCGGGGCAAAGGTCGTTGCAAAAGGCCAGCTGATGGCAGATGCTGCAAAGCTTGCCATGAATGGCATTGTGCAGGTCGGTCAGGCGGTCGCAGGGACGGTCAAGCAGTCTGTAGAAGCATATGCGGCGTATGAACAGAACGTCGGCGGCATTCAAAAGCTGTTCGGCAATATGGGGAAAAGCCTTGAAGAGTACGCCGTAATGAACAACACCACCACAGACGCGGTGGCGAGCCAATGGGCCAAACTGGAAGACGCGCAGAATACCGTGCTTGAAAACGCAAACAATGCGTGGAAAACGGCCGGTATGTCCGCGAACGATTATATGCAGCAGGTCACTTCGTTCTCCGCTGCGCTGATCACTTCCCTTGGTAACGATACTCAAAAAGCTGCAGATTACGCAGACATGGCAATGATCGACATGTCCGACAACGTCAACACGTTCGGTTCCAATATGCAGGACGTGCAAAACGCTTATCAGGGCTTTGCGAAGCAGAATTATACAATGCTGGACAACCTGAAACTCGGATATGGCGGTACACAGTCTGAAATGCAGCGTTTGATTGCGGATGCTTCCAAGCTGACCGACGTACAGAAGGAACTCGGCGTCACGGTGGACGGGAATTCGATGTCCTTCTCCAATATTGTTGCGGCGATCCATGTCATGCAGGAGAGCATGCAGATCGGCGGGACAACGGCACGAGAAGCGGCAACGACAATCGAAGGATCCATCAATGCCATGAAATCCGCATGGGATAATCTGTTGGCCGGATTTGGCAACGAAGATGCGGATCTGGGCGTGCTTGTCACCAACTTTGCGGAGAGCGTTGCAACTGCTGCCGGGAATGTGCTCCCGAGGATCGGGACTATTCTTAATAGTGTCGGGGACCTGATTATTGATTATGCTCCGAAGCTTGCGGACAAGGCGAAAGACATGATCCTGTCGTTTGCCGACGGTTTGCAGGACAGCGGCAATATGTCAAAGGTTGTAGAAAGCGCTGTGGAGATCTGCACCGCGCTGCTTGATGCGATTCTGAGCATGATCCCGGCAATCATCGAAGCTGCGCCGAAGATCATCACCGCTTTTGCAAAAGCCCTTTTTGACAACCGGCGCCTGATCGCTGATTCCGGGTTGAATCTGATGGAAGCCCTCGGAGAGGGCATTGCATCCATGAATAAGCTGATCATCAACGTTGTGTCGCAGGACATTGTGAACCCCATCATAAACGAGATTAAAAAGCTCCCGGGAATGGCTTTGCAATGGGGGCAGAATCTTGTGACAGGATTGTGGAACGGAATCGCAGACAAAGTCGGATGGCTGAATAATCAGATTTCCGGGTTTGTCGGTGGAATTGTCAGCTATGTAAAAAAGCTTTTGGGTATCCATTCGCCGTCCACCGTTTTTGCAGGAATCGGTAAAAATATTGGCCTTGGTATTGCTGTTGGCCTGAATACCAGCAAAAGCACAGCGCTGAAAGCTGCCGATGATCTGGCAAAGTCTGTTTATCAGAACAATGTCGAATGGCTGAACCGGCAGGTCAAATATAATGACTTTTCGGTCAAGCAGCAGCTTGCGGCATGGAAAGCCATTCAGAGCCAGTTTATTTCCAGCTCCCAGCAGTACGCGGATGCGGAAAAGCAGATCCTTGACCTTCGGGAAAAGGCGGAGCAGGAATATTACGACAATATTGAGAAGGTCGAGAAAGAGTATCAGGACGCTCTTTCCAAGCGCACCAGCGAGATTTACAATTCTTATTCTCTGTTTGACGAGATTCAGGAGCGGGAACAGGTCAGCGGTGATTCCCTGATTGAGAATCTGCGGGATCAGATCTCCACAATGGAGGAATTTTATAACGGTCTCCAGACGCTGAAAGATAAGGGCGTCAACGACAGCCTGATTGAAGAGATCCGCACGATGGGGCCGGAAGCTGTGGATCAGCTTGATGCGCTGCTTTCCCTGAGTGATGACAAGCTGAGCGAATATTCCGAGCTTTACGGGGAGAAACAGAAGCTTGCCAATGATGAAGCGAAAAAGGAGCTTTCAACGCTCCGCACGGATACGCTTGCGCAGATTTCCGAGAATCTGAGCGATCTTAAGAGCCTGTATGACGATGAATCTCCGGATGTTGGAGAAGCGTTTATGGATGGCCTGCGGCAGGGCATTGAGAACGGATCTTCGGATGTGATCAACGCTGCCATTAGAACCGCACAGCAATCTG